AAATCAAATTTTCTAGCCATTTAAATTCTCCTATATAAATGTATTCATGAGTAAATAGTACAATAAAAGCTCAAACTACTATTCTCTATATTTGTTATTTTTCTTTTTCCATGGAAGTTCATCTCCGAGTACAACTCTTTCTCTGGATATCTTGATCTCAACAACAGTTTCTCTCTTGGTAACTTTCGGTTTGTCTCGGTTAGTACCCTCTCCGGTTAAGTATCCTAATACCTTAATCATGACTTTGGTTTCGAACATTCTCTCTTCTTCTCCGATATTAGTTGAGTTTTGATTTTCGTTAAAAGAAGAATCTATAAAAGCTTCATATCTATGATTATCTATTGTATAAAAAAAGGAATTACTTGGAGAGTTTCCTCTTAATTTTATAAATGGAGCTAAAAGATCGTTCATTTGTTGTTCGTATTCTGTTCTCAATGTGATTGTATATGAAACGTTCATATATACTGGTGTCGGTACATAGTATTCATCGTACACAATCTTTTTATTTTTATAACGACCGGTCTCATCACCATTCTTAATTGATTTAGCCTTGTCTTTGTTGGCAAAGTTCCTAGTTTTTTCTTGATTTATTACACTGGCGATCTTAAAGCTTCCACCTTTATAGTCTGCTTGTTCAAATAAGTTTGGCTTTATAGCTCCTTGAAAGCCGGTATCTAATTCGAAATTCTCTCTGTTGATAGACATCAAAGGAAGTTTGAGTTTGCCTACATTATCTCGTAATTCTTTATTGTTCTTTATTTGATAAGATCTTTCTGCGCCGAGCCATATAACAGGTACTTTTTCATACCCTTTGTTTGTTTTCGTATGAAGATTTAAGTCTTCATCAACATATCTGAACAACCCAAGATCAATTGTCTCTAGAGATGAGGGCTGTAGTCCTAATTCGTTTCCAATTTTTTGCATTTATTCATTACTCCGCGTTAAATAATCCATCTCTAGCTCTTATACACTCTGCATGTACTTCAAAACGATGATCAACTTGTCCAAATAGAAGTTTTGGCTCAATGAGCTTCACAATCTCATAAAATACCTCTCCATATCTCACAAAATCTCCTTCTCTAACTAAAAGATCTTGATCTTCGGTCAATCTCCTCTTGTGAAACATGACTTTTATCTTTGTTGCTTTATCTATGGACATGTTTTCTAAAAAATTTGTCTCAATGCCTTGGTATTCCACTAATGCCGAGACTCGTACCGGTGGATAAAATGTCTTTTCTATAGCTTCTCCGTACAATGGATGAAATTCTGTGTTACCATAGTCTATTCCAAAGTACAAAACCTCTTGTCCTATGACTCTTTCAATGATTTCGTCATTAACTTGCTTAACAAGATCTCTTTCCTTTTCCCCAAAGAACATTGGAGGAGGAGGTGCTGCTGGTTTTTTCCATTTGTTATCTTCTGACATATATTTATCCTACAAAAATTCCGTTTGGTACATCGGCCATGATATCCTTTGCATTCTCAGTCATTGTCTTGTCTGTTTCTAGAAGTTTCGGATACGTCATTTCGTCAAGGATTGTCTTTAATTCTTCGCGAAGAGCGTCTTGCTCTGCCTTGGCCTGTCCTAACAAGTCCGACGCATTTAAACTAATATTCTCTCCAGGAATTGGAACGTTTCCACCAAACTTTCCTCTTATCTGACCTAGAGTTTCTTTACTAAGAGCAAGAGCGAATCTTCTGATCCATTGATGACCGATTGAGTTGATATTTTCGTATGGAATATTCTCAAAGGGAAGGGTGTTCATATTGTTTACACCGTTTTGTCCGCCATCATTATCATCTTCCCATATTTGTTGACTATCAACTGTGAATCTAAACCAAATTTTTTCCTGAGATACACTATCCGGAGTTGGATAAAGTCTTAATTTGTTGTTGATAACTTCATAACTATAATGAGAAGTTCTCGTATAGAGGTGATCTTCATATTGCATAGCTTGAATCTTGTTTTGCCAAGCCGGAATTACCTGAAATGAGGAATCATCGGCATATTGTCCGTATGTATGCATATCTCCGACAACATTGAGTCCGCCGTAGTAACCATAGAATCTCCACATTTGTCGTGGAGACATATAAAATACATCACGAATCTTTATTCTTTTGTCTCCGACTTTGTTATAAAAAGGAAAATCGCTGTTATCAGAGTTTACAGCTGAAGCCGATACAATGTTCTGTAGATCGTAATCTTGTTGATCTGTAACTGTTGCAAAAGAAGCAGAATAGATTTCCTGTCTACCACCAACTCCCGCCTCCGTAGCAAAGCCATCGCCAATACGAAAAGCTGATTCAAAAGTGAAACGTGGATATGTTAGAGCAATATTTTGCCCTTCCAAAGCATGACTCGCAGATAACTGGCCGGTATGAGTGAAAGATCCTGTGGCTCCCCCAAGTGCTGAACCAATTATATTCTTAGATTGGTGAATGTTTACAAGATAAGAATATTCTAAAACAGCATCTTCGAAGTTTGCATAAACATTATCTTCTGTCAGTTCAATATCTAGAACGTCTCCACCTAATCGCTTATAAGTAAAGGCCACTTGAGCAGCAGCACCAGACAAAAACTCTGTAGAACTGTCGTATACACCTAAAGGTGTGGCGGCAGCAACATTATCTGTGTTTCCCGTGATCGGCAAAATGATTGCGGATGTTTGAGAAGTTGGCGTTAAAGTGGGTAATGACATTCATGATCCTCCGTGTCATACCTAAATAGTTTATATAAAGAGAAAGCCTCTATTCAGAGGCTTTGGTTTGTTTTGAAACTTTCTTTTTCTTACGAGCAGCTTCAGCTTTCCTTTCGGCAGCTTCTTTTGCTTTCCGTTGCTTCTCAGCAGCGGCTTTTTTGTTAGCCTCTTCAAGTTTACGTTGTTTTTCTTCAGCAGCTTTTGCGGCTCCTGCTTCGGCAAGCTTCTTCTTAGCCATCATTCTTCGTCTACCAGACATAATAATCTCCTTAAAATTGTAAAATAATTAGTAAATACAAATAAAAAAGCCCCTCACAAGGAAGGGCATGGTTTGATAGGTTTGAAACTACAGATCGTCTGGAGTCATAAAACCTGTTATACGAATCAATAGTTTTCCACTTGAAACAGCGACACCATCGTCAATTCCACCAGTAAACTCACCGATAGAAATTCCATTGGACGCTTGTGGATCATCATTAAGCAAGTAGCCTGCCTGATGATTACTGGTCGCAGTTGAAGCAGCGTGTGTAACAGTAACTTTTTCAGTGCCCGGGCCAACAACAGCATTGAAAGCTCCGTTTAACTCAAAAGCCGCAGCTAAGCTTGTTGCCAAGTTTGCTTTTGTTACCAATGAGCCAATGTTAAACTTGTTTGCTTGTGCGGTTCCATTGAATGCTGTATCATCTTCAGCAACGAACAAAACACCAGTAGAGCCATCAGAATTAATTAATCTGATTGTATCAACACCATCAGCAAGATTGCCAACCACTGCGGCACTACAATCAACAATGGCGCTCGCTTTTTGTGTAGTTGCTGCTCCAGCAGTCAAGTAAAGAAACTTGTTACTTAGAACAGTAGAGTCATCATAGGCTACTATTTCATGCTGTCCAACGTTGGCACTAATGTTTGCTTTGATTTCAGTTTCACCCGTAGCATGAGCACCAAGGACACCATCATTGCCACTAGAGGCATCACCATCTAGAACTCCATCACCAGCAAAAAGCAGGTCATAGTTTGTCAATGTCCCATCGGAGATTGCTTCCAAAACAACCGTTTCAACGGAAGTGACAGCACCGAAAATACTGTTTTTAATAGTACACAAATAAGATGCCGCCGCTGTCCCTACTACGTCCTTTGCTCCCAAAGCCTTTGTTTTTAAGCCTGCTGCTGTGGCACCAAAATCAAACACCATATCAGTGACAACTTTGTAGCCTTCGCGATGTTGTGATGCGGAAACCAAAGCTTTCTTCATTACTTCGGATGCTCCAATCTCAATTGAAACACCTTGTTTTTCTGTGTCTAAGAGTTTTCCTCTTGATATTCTTTTTACACCCATAACATCACCCCCTATAAATCATCAGGGGCTACAAACCCGTGAATGTAGATAAGGAATTTACCAGCGGACAAATCTCCGGAACCAGCATGACCATCATTAGCAATATAAAGATACCACTCGTTGTCCGCTGTCTGTGTTCCATTTGTATCAATACCGGTAATTGTGGTTGATAGGGCACTTACATCCGCACCAGCGGTTGCTCCAACAGCAGCACATAGTTCAGCAACACCAGCAGGGCCACCGGCGGTATTGACAGAGTCTGAGCCTACGACGATATTACATGCCGCAGCAGAAGCTTCAACAACAACAGCTCTAACTTCCGTAATTCTTCCAAACTTAGCAAGAGTTAGTCGTGTTATATGAGCTTTTTCACTAGCAAGGCCAATCACTTGATTGTTGGCACCACCACCAACGACAGAAGTCGCGCCGGTTGTTGTTCCGAGATCAATTGCGATCTCTGTAATTAATTCTTGTCCATTTCTATGTTGCGTAGCAGACTTGATCATCGGAGCTGCACCAGCACCTGATTCAAGATCGACAGCAATACCAGCCTTCTCAACTTGGTAAAGTCTTTTACGACTTAATCTTCGATTTCCCATAATTTATTCTCCTATAGTTAATTATGAACTTGTTGCGCGACCCGTATCTACCAGCCCCTTATTCCGGTAGAGACAGTGAGCAGGGGCCTCGCTCAAAGGAGACCGCGCTTCAAGTCAAAGTAAATAGTCTCAAAAAAAAAGAAACCCCCAACTCAAAAGAGAAGGGGGCTCTTATAATACTAAGTTAATCAGAAATTAGCTTGAGTATTCTCCACCAAGGAGATCACGAACGATAACAAGACCGTACATATCAGGGCGAACCATTTTCTTCGCATAGCGAGTCATGACACCCTTACGTGGTACGAACGATTCTGGATCGAAGATTGTAGGTGTAGTTTGGAGTGGTACATACGGAGCATATACATATCCAGACTCAAGGAAACTATTTCCTTTACGTCCTACAAGGATCACGTTACGTGGGAAGTAAGGATCAACGATTACGTCGAACTTACGGCTGAGAGATCCAACCTTAACAGCTCCAATATCACCCTTGTCAGCATCAGCAGTTACGTTTGCACGGAATCCGCTGGTGAATTCAAGAACGTTAGCAACTTCAGGAGAAACGATTACGAAATTCGCTCCACCACGAAGTGTCTTACGGTGAATTTGAGCAGAAACGTCATTGATAGTTTCAATGAGAGTCTCATACCATTCACTTACTGTTCCAGTGAAATCAGGAGCAGCAGAGTTTGCACCAATCTCAGCACCAGTTGAACGATTTACGAACAATCCGGGAGAACGAGACCAGTATTGAGTGCTAGCTGTTGCACCGTTCACAAGATCAGCAAGGATCTCACGATCGATTTCAAGAGCAATTTGCTCAGAAAGGATAGAAGTAAGTTCTACCTCAGCGTCCAAGTTATGGTAAGCATTCAAGTCTTGTCCAAGTTCTGGAGTCCACTTTGCTTTCAACTTCTTGGTTTGTGCTGTAATTGCAGTTGAATCAACCTTGATGTTGATTTCAGGAATGTTTGCACTTCCTTCAAGCAACATTGTATAAGCGTCTAGTGATCCACCACCAGAAGACTTGACTGCAACGGAATCTTTGGTTGGATGGGAAACCGTCATTGCATTTTGATCAGCACCATAAGTTGTGATATCAACAGTACTTACGAAAAAGAAGCTAATCGTGGTTCCATCAGTGCTGGTCAAGCGACGAATAAGTTTGGTGTTACCAGCAGAAGTAGATATTGAAGCGTCTGTGTCTCCAACCTCGGCACCAGAAATATCGAAAGCAGAAAGGTTGTCTGTATCTGGGTTAACAAATTCAGTTTCAGCAATTTTTACTTCCAAAAGATAAGAAGTAGATTCAGCGAGAACATCAGCATCGTACTTGATTAATTTCTTTTGTGCATCAGTCATAGCAGAAATCAAAACCGCTGCTCCAGCAGTAATGTCACTAGAATCCACAGCATCATCAGTTTTTGGAGAAGCATACGCGTATCCAACTGATTCACGAGGACCTGAGAGGTTTTCTCCGGATGAACCGACAAGACTAACACCATCGATGATACCAGCACCAACTTTGTTAGTACCATAAATTGATTCACCAGCAACGTTACCAAAACGGCTAGTTTGAGTACCGGCTCCAATTTCTTCAGAAAAAGTGAAGTCAAGGAAAAAGATGAGACCTGATGGGAGACTCATCGGTTGAACGCTAACCAATTGGTTTGCGATAAGTCCGGCGAATACACGACGAACGATTGGGAAAGCAACAGCAGCAAAACCTTCGACATCACCAGGGCTTCCAGCCATAGCAGATGATTCACGAAGAAGTTCTTTTGCTTGATTTTCAAGCAGACGAGCCATAGTTGACTTCATGTGCTCGGTTTGAAGACCTTCAAGTAGACCGGTTTTTCCCCATTTAGAGAGAAGAGCAGAGCCTTCCTTCTTCATGTCACGGTTTACGATGCCTTCGGTAAGTGTTTCTATAATAGACATTTTTTAACCTCCTTAAATATTGTTATTTAATGCCAGCAAGTTTCTTCATGTGATCGGCAAATGTATGCTCCTCAGATTCGTTAACTTGCTTATTTCTACGTGGAAGAATTCCTGATAGATTTGATTTTCTTTGTACAGACTCGCTTAGGGTTCTGGGAGATCTTTTTTCGATTCCAGAATTTACCGTAGCTTTAAGAGTCTCGCAAAGAGTTTTCGCTTCTTCGGGAGTTCTTGCCTTGGCGATGGCTTCGACAATTTTTGACTTTTGTCGCTCATTCAAGGAGGCATCACCTAAAGTTTTATTTGAATAAATCAATTTAGCGTTGGAGAGCATTGTCTCGTTAAGTTTCTCGGACAGTTTTTCAACAGCGTCTTTATATTGTTTATTCTTTAACTTAAATCGTTTGAGTGTTTCTTTGAGGTTCTCATTCTCCTCTTCTTTTTCAGCAGCCATGCCCTCAGCGGCATCTTTAGCATTTTGCATTTCTTTGTAGTATTCCAATGTTGCTTCATCGGTTCGGAATGTTCCGTCTTTCCCTTCGCCCATATCAACAATGAGTTCTTCTTCTAGAAGATCTGAATCATCCATTTCATTCATAAGATTCATGATCTCACTAACTATATCATTTTCATCTAGTTCTTCTTGTAGGTCAAGCCCACCAAGATCTAAACCACCTTCCTCTTCTGCTGGAGCCGCTGGTTCTTCCGGGGCGACTTCGGCAGCAACATCATCATATGACTCGGCCGGTTCTTCTTGGGGCATTTCTTTGTCCATAATATCTCCGAAGTCCAAAGTATTTTCTTCGAAATCTTTCATGGTAAATTCGTATTCAACCTCAGCATCCTTATCTTTCTGAAAGGCATAAGGAAGTTCTTCGAATGGGTCCATCATTTTCTCTTCAGAAGCAGGATCTTGTGGCGCTTCTTCTAGCAAAAGAGCTTCTTCTAGACTTGATACTTCAACGACAAAAGGTTTGTTTCCTTCTTGCTGGAGAGTAGCTTTGTCACCGTCAATTTCCATTAGACTATAATTTTGCCCTTCATAGGAAACTTTCTTTTTTGCTTGTGGTTGTTTTTCTTCTAATAGACTTTCAACCGCATCTTTGATTTGCGGTGCGAATTTTTCAATAAGTGCTTGTTCGGCATTTTTCAGCGCTGCCTCTCGTAATGCTTGTGCATCTACGATGGCTTGTTCTAACATTGAAGACATTAATGTAAACTCCTAATAATATGTATCACTGTAAATAGTGAGAAAAGAAAGAAAAAGACGAAATTGTTATTTTATCCGACCCAATAGGTTATATTTCCTCTAACAGCGCCTTCGTTAGCTAAGTTAGAAATCTGTTTAGCACTGGTTAAAGTTTGATCCATAAACCTTATCACACTATCACCATTCTCAATCAGTGTAGTACAGGCAAAAGATAAGCCCTGTGGCTGAGGGCCAGTTGACCATATCCCAGGAGTTGATGCTTGGTATGGAAGCCCGGTAAGTATCATATCTTCACTAGCACCGCTATTAGCACTTCCGACATTAAACTTGTACCACACAGTCACTTGGTTTCCAACTTTTTGATATCTACCTATAATCGTACCTTGTAAAGTATAACCATGCTCAAGTCCAGGTGTCCACGTTCCATTTTCAATATCTGAAGAGCCTCCACTAGATTCATCTTGCCACGATAGGGAACCGCTACCATCAGTCTTTAAAACTTGTCCGCTTGTTCCATCAGTCTTTGGGATTGTAATTGCTCCAAGGGTTAGAGTACCATTAGAGTTAAGTTCCATCAAGACCGTACCGGTATTTGATAGATTACCCATTCCGTTCGTTCCGTTGTCTGGTATAGCATTTCTCCACTCAAAACCAGCAGTGCTATTTTTACTAAAAAACACAACTTTCTCGTCATTGTTTTCATCGCTTCCGTTTATTGCAATACCACCAAAATGTGAACCGGTCTTATGAAGGGCGAATATAACATTCTCAACTGTGGATGAATTGGAAATATAACCCAAGCCTTCTCCGGAAGTATAATTTCCAATTGGAATATGGTCTTTGTTAAATGAAATACCAAAGCCGGCTTTATCGTATATGGGGTGAGTTCCGCCAAGTTGTAGTGATTCATAAGCAACAAGGTTGTTTGCTCTCATATAGTCAAAGCGATTGGAAGAACCACCAATAGAGGCTCCACCATTTGAAATAGGAATAATACCGGAACTACCGATAACCATTTGATCTTGAACAGTAACTTGATTATTGTAACATTCTATAGCGACATTATCAACATCACCTTCTTTTGTAACATAAAACTTAAGTCTTCCGTCTCCATCAGAGTCAGCCTGTGCAACTATTAAAGCAGATCTTTTAAGCGTGCTGGTTCCTGTATGAGCAAAGAACTGTATTCTTCCAACTTCGTCATTCGTGTTTACACCTGTGGGCGAAGAAGGAGTGCCTCTGGCTTTTGTAAATGTCCAATAACTACCTCCAACAGAGTCTGCGGCAGTATCAACAGAGAAGGTAGCAGCATCATTAATATCCCCAACAACATGGAAAGTATGTTCAGGACCGCTCAATGAAACCCATTGATCACTTTGATTTCGGCCACCACCATGGTTCATTCCAACACCAATACCATCATCAGACACAATAGAACCTGAGACTAAAAGATTAAAATCGTTATCTACTGTAATTCCAGGATTTCCAGCGAAAGAACCATCGTCGTTAAACTGTACTTGTCTATTGGACCCGCCTGGTGGGTTCGCTCCATCTCCAGTTGCCACTGCTTGAAAACTTAGATTTCCTTGACCATCTGTTGTAAGCACTTGATTTGTGTTGCCATCAGTTAAAGGAAATGTAAAAGCACTGTTGAATGTTATCTGTCCAGAAGAACCAGATATCTTTAATCTCTCCTCTCCACCTGTTTTGAGAATAATACAATCCTCTTCAAAATTTATTAGAGTATCCCCTTGTGCATCATTTTGTGCCTTGATATCACCGAATTTTCTCTCTCCCACTGAATACTTATAAGCCATTTCAAACCCTCCATATTTAAATAGTAAAAAAGGCCGAGCAAAGCCCGACCTGATTTGTGTTTTTTTGTTATCTATAGCCTTATAGAGTATAGATTCCGTCATAATGATCATGAAGATCTGAAATCTCACTAGCAGTTAGGTCACGATTGAAGATACCAACCACAGCCATTTCTCCTTCATAGTATGCATCGCCACCGGAACGAGATCTACCAATGTAGTTCTGTGTTCTTGTAACATTTGATAGAGTCGCTGCGAAACTGATTGTTTCCACAAGAGAACCGTTTTTGTATACCTTAGCATCCGTTCCATCGGTTGTGATACAATAACTAGCCAAAGCATTATTTGAAATTTGATTTGAGGTAAGAGTCTTATTAGCATTCCCTTCTTCAACATGATAAAACTGCAAACTCAATAGAGTACCAGTCTGTTGTCTTCCAAAGTTAAATGCATCATTTGTGTTTCCACCAACAGAGAAATCTAACAATCTTTCCCAATTATTTCCTGTTCCCAAGTCAGCAACAAAGAAAAATGTTGATCCATTAGAGAAATCAGCAAATCCGGATGGAACTGTGATGTGTTGTGAAGAATTACCAGCAAACTCAAATAACTTATCACTATCATTCCAAGTTGGGGAGTTCACCAATGTAGCATCATTTCCTTCACTAGAAAGGTCTGTCCAAGTCGTCCCAGAGCCACCGTAACTATCAGAATCGGAAGCATCCAAGAATAGAAGAGCATTAGCAGGAACACTTACTCCACTGGAAACACCAGGGGCAGCAATTTCAGTTTCGTGCTTACTATATTTTGCCACTGTAGAATAGGCATCTGACTGCATCATAATTCTCATCTCAACCATATCTACACCATTTGCAGAAGCGGTTGGAGCAGCAGTACCTTCCCAGTGAAGAGTAGAGCCTGTTCCGTTAACCTTAAGAGCAACCGGTCTATACCCTGTCGCTCCTTGGTCTAAAATCAGTCTAGTTTCTGTAGTTTTACCATTAGACATAGCCAAGTCTGTGAAGTCGGGTGTGAAGTCGGCAGAGATACTACTGTGATAAAAAATGTTAGAATTTGCACAACTATGGGTTACTTCCCCAGTTGCTGAAGTTTTTGTATTGAGATCTTCAATTACAGACAAATCCCCTGTTCCGGCCTCGTCATCTTGCCAGGAAAGATTTCCACTACCATCAGTTTTAAGCACTTGCCCTGAAGTACCATCAACTGTTGGGAAAGAAAATGCTCCTCTGATTTCTAATGTATCAGAAGTGAGATTAAGATTATCATCTGTGTTAACACCTGCAACAGCAGTAGCAACAACTGTCCAACCAGTACCGGTAGATTTAAGAACTTTTCTTTGATTATCAACATCCAGAACAATACTGGCTGATCCATCAATCAATTCACTTCCGTTTGCATTGATAGTAACATTGTTTGTACCAGCATCTCCAACAGTATCTTCAATTGATATTTTACGGACTGCATCTGGTGCAGCCTCTAAGTTTATAGTTTTTCTATCAGTTGAATTAGCTAGAACTCTCCAGCCACCGATAGGGTTAATGGTCACACCATTAGCATCTGTAATAGACATAATTATTTCTCCATATGTTAAAAAAGTTTATTCGTTTATAAATAGTCCCGTAGGGGTCTAAAAGACACCGGTTGGTAAACGAATACCAACCGGCTTTAATAAGATCAAGCGTACTCAATCTAAATGATTAAAATAAAGAACTTTAGAAAATTTTCCAAAGATTCGATGCTACATAGACAATATCAATTGCGGCATGTGGTGATTCTAGAACGATTGAAGTTTCTCCATCGATGGTCTGTGAACCTTGACGATTAATCGTAATACTATATGAGTCAGAGCAGTCACTAGGAGCCTTAACTTTAATAATATCACCGATACTCGGAGATAACGGCAAAGATACACTCTTGGCTTGGCCAAGGGTAGCAAAGTAGTTATATCCATAATCAAGTGTTTCTCCATTATCAATCAATTGAACACTCTCGCGAAGATCACCAGCAAAATATTCTGCCGAAACAGAAGAAGCAGTAAGGTGGGCTTCCATGGTAACTCCCTGTTCGAAAACAGCAACACCACGAGCGCTCAATGTTCCATCAATAAAAACATCAGAACTAAAAAGAGAATCCTCATCAACTGTAAGTCCTCCACGGATACTAGTAGAAATTCCACTAGCGGCTAAGTCAATTTGACCAGCAACATCCAAAGAGCCAGTCATAATAGAATTACCAGCAACAATAAGTCGATCACCTGCAAACAAGTCTGACGAAGCAGAAATGTCTGTAGCAAAAACATCAGAAGAGTCAGCAGTAATGTTACCCTCCTGAATGACGGAACCACTTAAAACAGCAGAACCGATTTGAAATTTATAAGCCATATCATAATTCCTCCCAAAATATTAATATACTATAATAAAAAAGGGGCCGAGCCATAGACCCGACCCCCAACAAGTATTCTTGTAAACAAGAATTAGATTACGTAGTAGTTAGTTCCATCAGAAATGATACTAACAGCAGCGCCTTGAGACTCAAGCTTGATTGAAGCTCCACCTTCAAGTTCTTCAGCACCAGCAGGTTCGATAGTGGACTCGCCAGAACCGATACGCTTGATCTTAAGAACAAGTCCTTCCATATCCGCAGCAGCAGGAAGAGAGAAAGTCTGAGCAGTACCATGATCCAAAAGAATCTGAGCACCGTTATCAGCATCAATCGCAGCAGCAGCAGTAAGTGTCTGAACTGATTCTACCATACTACCAACAAGCTCACCGTAGAAACGACTTGCTTTAACTGGATGAGAGAACTCAAAACCAGGAACAGTAGCAGCACCAGAATCGATGTCAGCAGCAGTCTTCAAAGAAGCCCAACCACCATCAACAGCACCAAACTCCATACCATAATCAGCAGCGAAAGCAGCGCTTCCAGAACCAATTGTGATAAGAGCATCAGAAATAGCAAGGTTTGTAGTTTCGATATAAGTCAAAGAACCCTGAACATTCAAACCACCAGCAATCTCAACATCTCCACTGAATGTACGAGAACCAGCGATTGTACTCTTAAGAGAAACACCACCAGCAGTAACTTCAAGTGCATCTGCATCAACGAGAACGTCAGCAGAAATTTGTCCGTTTCCAGATCCGAAAGCCATGTCGATAGAGTTGCTATCTACAGCAGAGAAATGAGCACGTACATTAGATGGGTTAGCATCAACAACCGCAAGAGCAGAAGCAGAAAACTCAGAAGCATTGATTGCCATTTCGCCAGAAGCGAAGTCAATCATCTCGCCACCAGAAAGGTGAGCGCGAACTTCAGCAGCACTTGGTCCTGTGAATGTAATAACACCTGTAGAAGAGTTATAAGAAAGACTTCCGTCTCCCCCAGCATCTGTTACAGATACAGCAGCACGAGAACGAGCATCTGTGTAATAAAGGTTAGAACCTTCTGCAAGATCACCGGTGTTTTTAGCACCAAGAGCCGAGTCAAAACGAGCCTGTGTGTAATACAAGTTGGAACCTTCTGCAAGATCAGCAGTATCGAAATCATTCAATTCAGCAATCTTTGTAGAAGCAATACCACCACTCAACATAGTGTTGGTGATACCAGCAGCCTTAACTTGTACACCGTTAGTAGCATCGATCTCCAAAGAAGAATCGTCTACCTTTACAACAGCAGAGAAGTCACCACTAGCCAAAGACATATCGATAGAAGTACTATCAGAAACACTTACATGAGCACGAACTTCAGCAGCAGATGGACCAGTATAAGTGATCACACCAGTTGAGTTGTTGTATGAAAGACTTCCGTCTCCACCAGCATCTGTTACAGAAATATCACCACGGATTTCCGCTTGAGTAACACCTTCATAGGAGAAAACCCCTGTAGAAGAATTGTAAGCAAGAGATCCACGACCACTGTTTGCAGAAACATCAGCAGAAACAGCAGCACGAGAACGAGCGTCTGTATAATACAAGTTTGATGCATTCTCAGCAAGATCAGCAGTATCGAAATTGTTCAATTCTGCAAGTTTAGTTGAAGCGATTGCTCCAGCAAGCATAGCGTTTGTAACACCGTCAGCAGCAATACCGAGATTACCGCTTTGATCTTCCATACCGTCACCAGCAATACCAGAAGCATCACTAAGATCTAAAGTAGAAGCATTAAGTTGTGAAGACTCCGCAGTAACGTCGCCTTCTTGAATAACGGACCCACTCAAACGAGCTTGTCCTAATTGAAATTTATAAGCCATAAAAAAATCCTCCAAGAAATATATAGCAAAAACCCATAAGGGTTTCAGTAGTTAAGTAGTCTTGAAAATCACGAATAGGACTCAGTAGATAAAGAATTTTTCAGAACCGTCACAATATATATTAATCGCAGAGTATGGCGACTCTAACGAAATAGTTTGGACTCCATCGATGGTTTGAGAATTTGATGTTAAAACTGTAATTGTATTAGTATTTGCATTGCCGGCTTCATCTTTAATTGTAAAATATTGACCACTTGCATAATTGGAAGCATCGGGTAATCTTATCTCCAAAGGAGCGGATGCTGATACACCGAGTATCTTATCGGAGATTGAAGCAGTGAGTGTAGAAGTAACAGAAGTTCTAGAATAAGCAACAGCAGAAACATTAACCGTCACATCTCCACCAGAATTCGTAGCGGTCACACCAGAGCCAACAAAGTTTAAAGAAGTTGCGGTTGCTGTTAATGTACTGCCTTCATCTTTAATCTCTATTGAGCCACCGCCTCCTCCGCTTATGACTTCATCAGCCATGCTACCAACATAAAGGAATGCTCTGGCAGTTGTTGGGACTTTTCCGGTATCTGGGTCTTGAACAAAAACAACACCATTATAATAATCAATATTCCAATCAACATTATCGGCTGGGTTAATTCTATCTCCATTTTGATCGTATAAAGAAAGATTGTATTTGTTTGCACCAGCATTAGACAAGAAAGGTGGAACCAATTGAAGTTTACCTCTTGTGTCGTATATTTCTTGACTATCGACAAAGAAACCAGTTCCAGCATTGGAGTTTGTGCTGTTTGCCTCGTAATCATCAGGAAGAGACAGATAATATCCGTGGTAAGTATTATCAGAGTTTTCAGAACCACCTTTACCACTATAAGAATCTTCATCGTAGTCTGTACCAAGAATAAAATTTACATCAAATTGAATGTATTCTACTGTGCCGCTCTGAAGAGAATAGAATGACGATATATCAACATCATTAGGAACGGACTCACCAAAAGTAGTTTGAGTTGTTGCTTGGGTATTTGAAGGAAAAGTTTCATTATCTATCTCTTTGAGATTACTTGTGTGTGCTTTACCAAGTACCTTTTTTACTGCGATATTAATAAGTGTATCATTTACTCTTTCATTAGACATTTTAGTACGCCATCCTTATTTCAGACAGATAACCTGTCCAGTCTTTGTGTGTTGTTATTTTAACGACAAAATATTGGTTGTTGTAAATACCTTTACCTTGAAAGCCTAAATTTACTTGGGCACCGTCACCGTCAACATCTGCATCCAGTGTGCCTGTATACAAACCAGCACCATCAACAGTTAAGTCTTGTAAATTATCTAATGCTGAACCTACATCACACCAACCGGTTGATTTGTCGTTGCTCCCAGTATAAGTAGGGTCGCTTGGAACCTTGAGTTCCACTTTGATATTGTTATTGCCAGTTGTAAGTGTCCCATTGGCTGCTATAATAGTTGCGTCTCCAAACAGGGTAATACTTGGAGCAGTTACAAGAACACCAGAGATATTTCTAAAATATCTATAGAATGTTCTCTCGCTCTCAGTTAAACCAGCAGTAGAATAGTTCGGGTTACCAGCAGGGGCCTGAAGCCCTGTGGAACCTTCGATGTCATTTCTTGTATCTCCAGCATTACCAATTTTTAGTGGGGAAATCATATATCCATTTACAGTTACAAGTCCGTCTGCATGATCAGGGTTTCCTCCACCATCGTTAACAGATACAGTTGAATCCCAAGTATTTGATGAAGAAGTCACTGAGTTTTGATCGGTATATGCGCCTGAGACAATTCTGTAGTCTTCCGCCGTAAAGTATTCGTTTGTGTTTATATTTGTACTTCCGTTTGATCCAGAGTATACCATAAATGCTGTTTTTGAAGCCGCTGAAGTTGTTCTGTCGGCTTTAAAGGGATGCTTCAATGTTGAATCAACCGAAACACTATGACCAGTGAAAAGCCCCAATCCACCACTAATTGAAGTTGTATGGTCAAACAAAACAGTGCCAGTGACCTCTATTGTGGTTGTCTGACAATCTACTGAATTATCTAAAGACGGCATTGTTGACTGGCTTCCAGCGGAGTCTAGAGTGGTGAGTCCTGTGCCCACTGCTCTGATATTTGAAATAGAACTGTTTTCTGTTGTTTCAAAAGAAATAGCATCAGATTCTGTGCTGTAAACATTAATATAGAAGTTGCTGCCTGAGTAAGCAAAACTAGCAGAAGGTCTGGATGCAAAGTATTTGATACCAGATTGGTAATATATATCGCTGTGATCAAAGTCAGACAACACTGGTGTGCTTACTGCTGTATTATCAACTGCACCGGAAGGATCAAGAACCCATTCAACATAA